TCACCCTGGACAGTTTACTTTATCTACAGACTTTGATGTTCCTAGTACTTTAAAAACAGTTTTACTTAAATATAATTCAATGAATACTGATACTATAAATGGTATTCTTATAGCTTTAGATAATGCAGGAGCTTCTAATGGTACTTTAGATATAAGAGGAAACCAAATGAGTGGAGATACTGGAGCTGGAACTACTGCTAAAGGAAATTTAGCTACGAAAGGTTGGACAATACTATCATGAATATAATTGATAATCCTAATGAAAAAGTAGTAGATACTGCTTATTCTATTATTTATAATACTAATTCAAAAATAATAATAATGTATAATGATTTAACAGATGCAGATATTGATACTTATAAAGTAACTAGTCCTTTAAGATTAGTTACTGGAACAAAAGAAGAAATAGATAATTATATAGAACAAGAGGAGTTACATTATGAGCGTTGAATTATTAGCAATGCTAGGAGGTAGTTTATCAGGCTTTGTAATGAAGTTGATAGCTGCACAAGCACAATCACAAGCAGCACAATTAGAAGGCATGTTAAAAAAACAAGGTATGGCTGATGATTCTGCTGATAAAGCTATGGCTAGAACAGGTCAAGCAGGTGCTATCGTTAGACGAGTAATAGCTATATGTACATTATTCGCAGTAATATTCGCACCTTTTATACTAGCATTCTTTAACGAACCTGTTACTATAGAAGCTAACAAAGCAGGAGGAATCTTTGGATTTTTATTTGGAGATTTATTTGCTAAAGGTAACGGTTGGATAGAGTTACAAGGTTATGTATTATTACCAGAAGTAAGACAAACTATGTTAGCATTAGTAGGTTTTTATTTTGGTAGTTCACAAGTTAAATAGGAGAAATTATTATGCCAATGGGAAAAGGTACTTACGGAAGTAAGAAAGGTAGACCAACTAAAAAGAAGAAACCATTAACTGCTGCTGAAAAGAAAAAGTTAATGAATATGAAAAAGAAAAAAGGTAAGAAATAATGCCAGCAAAAAAAGACCCTAGGTTAGCTAGAGCAGGAGTATCAGGTTTTAATAAACCTAAACGTACTCCTAATCACCCTAAAAAGTCTCATATAGTAGTAGCCAAAGAAGGAAGTAAAATTAAAACTATTAGATTTGGTGAAAAAGGAGCTAAGACTGCAGGTAAACCTAAAGCAGGTGAGTCAGCTAGAATGAAAGCTAAACGTAAATCATTTAAAGCTAGACACGCAAAGAATATTGCTAAAGGTAAAATGTCTGCTGCTTATTGGGCTAATAAGGTTAAGTGGTAATGAACGTAACTGTTAAGGACTGTAAAGATGATTTAAAAATCTTTACATGGTATATCTGGAAACACTTAGGATTACCAAGACCTACTGACGTTCAAATCGATATTATGGATTACCTACAACATGGAGGCGATAGAATTATTATCGAAGCCTTTCGTGGAGTAGGTAAATCTTATTTAACAAGTGTTTATGTTCTTTGGAGGCTTTTCAATAACCCTGAAGAAAAATTCCTCATTGTATCTGCTTCTAAAATCAGGGCTGATGAGTTCTCCATTTTTACTAAAAGACTTATTAATGAAGTAGATATATTAGCTCCATTACGAGGAGGACATAGAGACTCTAATGTAGCCTTTGATGTAGCGTCCTCAGGAGCTTCTCACGCTCCTTCTGTTAAGTCAGTTGGTATAACAGGTCAGTTAACAGGTAGTCGTGCTTCAGAAGTAATTGCAGACGATATAGAGGTAATCTCAAATTCACTTACAAATGATATGAGAGCTAAACTTTTACATAGATGTGGAGAGTTTGAATCAGTTTTACTTCCAGGAGGTAAGATTAAATACTTAGGTACTCCTCAAAACTATGAAACAATTTATAATAAACTAGCAGAAAGAGATTATAAACTACGAATATGGACTGCTCGTATGCCAGAGGCAACAAAAATAATTGATTATAATGGTTGTCTTGCACCTATGGTTTTAAATTCAAATAAAGAAGTAGGCGAACCTATAGACCCTATGAGATTTGATGATGATGATTTAAATGATAGAGAAAGTAACATGGGAAGGTCTACATTTAAACTACAATTTATGCTAGATACTTCATTAACAGATGAAGATAGATTCCCATTAAGAACTACAGATTTAATTGTTATGGATACTGATGGAGAAAGAGCCCCTATAAGTCTTCAATGGGGAGCTGGTAAGTCTAATTGTATAGAAGATATACCTACAGTAGGAATGGGCAATGATGCTTGGTATAGTCCTATATTCATATCAGAAGAATGGTCAGAATTTGAAGGGTCAGTTTTAGCTATAGACCCTTCTGGTAGAGGAGCTGATAATACTGGATACGCAGTAGTAAAAACTCTACATGGAAAGCTATATGTAACTGCCTTAGGAGGAATCCCAGGAGGGTACTCTGATGGTGCGTTGCAGAAGTTAGCTAATATAGCAAAAAAACACAAGGTTAATGCAGTCTATCTAGAAGCAAACTTTGGTAATGGTATGTTTACCAAGTTATTCACACCTTTTCTAGTTAAGACTCACCCTTGTACAGTTCAAGAAGCTACAGTAAAAGGACAAAAAGAAGTGCGTATTATAAATACTCTAGAGCCTGTAGTTTCAGGACATAGGCTAGTGATTAGTCGTGAAGTAATCGAGAGGGACGCAGAGATTTCTAGAGACCCTCTTGAATACTTTCATTCCTTTGGCTATCAATTCACTAGAATTAACAGGTCTAAAAGGTCTTTAAAGCATGATGATGTTATAGATGCTCTTTCATTAGCAGTAGAATATTGGCAATCAGTATTAGCTACTGATGAAGATAGAGCAGTAGAACAACATAAACTTGACTGGATATTAGAAGAAATGGATAAGTCTACTGAATGGCTTACACATGGTCATAATACGTCTAAACCTTTGAATTGGACAGGCATTTAAGGACTTATACGCCAGTTTAACATGCTCCCTATTAGGGGAGGAGGGACTTTAAAGTCCCATTTAGTTATAGTTATAAACTACTACTTTAGATTTAACTCGTTCAAGTCTTGAAAGACTCGGAAGTACCTGCAAAGTGCAGGGAAGGAACGCCTAACTTGGAGAGTTAAGATGGAAATTACCTTTAATTACAGAGGTGTTACTTACGTTAAAAAAATTGACAGGTAACTTAAAAATACTTGGGAGTATTTATTTACTCCCTTTAGTGTGTTTTGCCAAACTTTTTCAAAATTTATTAAAAAAATCTGAATGGTTTAATTTTATTTGTAATTTTATTGTGGATTTTTGAAATTTCCCCTTCGAAGAAAATTTTGCGATTTACAATAATTAAAATGGCGAAAATACAAAATTGTAATTTCCTTCAAAGTTCCTTCAAAGTTGTAGTTTTTAAAAATTAAATTACAATATTGTAAGACTCAAAAATCTTAAAAGTTCATTAAGTTCATTTTATAATGAACAAATTGAACGACGACAGCACGTCATTATTTTTTTTCAAATTATTTTTGGATCTCATTCTTTGAGCTCATAATCCTTTTTATAAAAGGTAGACATTGTCTACTTTTTAGATACTTAAAAGTTTCTATATAGATTGCTTGACGTATGCCATTTATTTTAATAACTTATTGATAATGAAAATTACAAATAACAATTCAGCTAATACGACCACCGATTTAGAGTTGGTTTGCTCTACAGTTGAGCAAGGCTCTATTAATAAAGGAAATTGTATTATGAAAACTAAAAATGAAATTGTTAAAATCGCTACTGCTGAAGCAAGAGTTGTAATTGGATTAGCAAAAGGTGAAATCCGAGGTGTTAAAGATATTGCTAGTAAAGTTAAAGAATCAAGCAAATCGGTTTCACAACAAGAATACTTAATCAAGGAAATTTGGAAGCAAGCAAAAATCCAAATGATGAGAGAGTATTTAAAAGGCGTTGATAAGCCTTCAGTAAAATTACTTAAGGCTGATGAAGTTGCTAAAAAAGAATATTCTAGAGTAAATAAAATTATCTCTAGAGTAAAAGAGGAATTAGGCTTGAAAGATAATAAAACTAAAAAGCCAGTCGATATGGTACAAAAATCAATCGACACTCTTTATAAATTATTAGAGGCTGAAGAAATGCAAATTGCTAATGAAAAACAACTTAAAGAAATCAGCGATTATCTAAAGAGGGTTGCGAAAATTAACAGAAAGTAATTAGCTAGAATTATGTAATTATTGAGAGAGGCTTCCGAGCCTCTCTCTTTTTTTATTGGATTTTAAAAAAGTAGACATTGTCTACCTTTGTGATTTGTGGTGTGTCGTGTGGTGTGCCATGTGTGTGTAAATTAATAATAAAGGAAGTGTGTGTTATGAAATTAAAGAAACTAAATAGTAAAGTGTGTGGGTGGTTGCCTTATCAAACCTTTGTATTCCCTTGTGATTGGGACAAGTGTACTAAATGGTTTAAGGCATGGAGTAATAGTCGAGTTAGGAACACCTTGAAGATAATGGCTAGGCGTGGTCTTCCGTCATCAAAACCAATCAAATATAATATAAAGAAAGTGTGAATTATAAAAAGTAGACATTGTCTACTAATAAATAAATGTGTGTGGCTCTTGACATAGGATTGTTTATATGAGAAGATATATAAAG